GTCCTAACTCAGTCCACGGGCCGTAGAAGGCACCGTCTCGTAACTCGAAGACTGGATCACGCTCCTGCGTAGGAATCGCAGGAGAAAACTCGTCTCCGAATCCATCACGACACCGATAGAGAGCAGACGCTGCTCCACCGAGAAAGTTGGTGGCTTTCTTCCCAACAGGTTGGGGTGTGTTCCTCAAGCCAAACCATCCCTCCCATCCAAAGTTTCTAAGGACGAAAGGAGAAATCTGGGCTTCATCCCAGTTCATTACAAGGCCGTCGCAGTCACCCGCGTGAGCAGGAACTGCAATAGCCGTTCGCAACGACCTGGGGATACGCATAACTGAGGTCCGCCAAGCGTCTCTAAAGCGCAGATCGCACCCGTTAAGGTGACGACCGGCACGATGAGCAGCGCGACGAAGACCATTCGCCAGCGTGAGGACCTGACCAAGGTCCTGAGGTACCTCCTTTTGCAAGAAGGGACGTACTTCGTACCCGTTGTAGTAATCTTTCCCACACGACTCCCGAAAAACACCTGACGAAAACGATTTCTGCCTATTCAGCGAGAAACCGAAGAACGTCAGGAGCTCAACGAGAGCCGCATAGGCAGATACAGGAACAACGATATCGTCTCCGTAAACACTCACCATCTCTGGTGATTCGGAGGCGACACACGCCGCGCGTGCGAGGGCCCAGAATATCAGGCTCTCGAGCTCGAACGTGAAACCATTCCCCATAGAGGAGAACTTCTCGTATCTGATTAAATCGCCATCAAGCACACCCGCTTTGCAGCGAGTGATATCGAGGGCGAAATACCACGCCTCTGGTAGAAGCAGGCGTACAACCTCCCGGGCGACAGTGTCGCTCGCACTCGAAAGGTCTACAGTACAAAGAAAACCTCGGATCGAACCCTCATACGCCAAAGCCTGATTAAGACTTTGATCGTCGAGGTCGATATAAGCAAAAGCCTTCAAGCGCTTGCGAATCATCCTGCCCAGACCGAGCTGGGCATAGACATTAACAAGGGGCTCAATAGCGATCGCTCGTTCCACCAAGGCGGTCTTAGGAACGAAGGTTACACGGTTGCCGACACATAACGTCATGTGATCCGGTGAGACAAAAGGCCAGAAGCCCTCGTCCTCCAGATCTGTGACGCTCCGTGCCCAGGCGGGCGAGCTCTGCACGAGCACCGCACCTGGCCCCGAGAAGTCATGTGTGACTGACGGGGTGACTTGTAGCTTATCGTAAATCGAGGTCAATCCTCGAGCCTTGGGATGAGCGAAGCTCCCCGGGCCGAACTTACAACCAGCCAACCACTCAGACGAAGACACGCGGTTCCCGAGAACTTCTTGGATATAACCGGTAGCAAGTCCGAGGGACTGCAGTACCAGCTTCGAGGCCTTTTCAGGGTTCTCGATGAAGCTTCGGATACGCGCATTGGTTGCCTTACACTGAAGTTCTGAGCCAAGAAATTTCTCCTTGGCCGCGGCTTCAGCATCTACACCCTCCACCGAAGTGAAAGGAACTTTCCTAAGCAGACTAATGGCTTGGTAATCGCGCGCGAAATACTGCGCTGCGGATCTCTCCGCTTGACAATCCTTTGCCAGAAAGTCCACGTCAGGATAGAGGGCGGGATCGACGGACTTCCGAAGAAGTTGTCCCATCTCTCCGTACCTCAATAGAATCTCGCAACTAAGCGAGACAGGCGTGTCCAGAGCGGCGAACAAATCGGTAGCAACATCTGAAAGGAGAGGTTCACCCTCGACGATCAGATCTCTAGCCGTTGCAGCTAGGGTACCGAACAACGCACGATGAGTGCGAGTCCGGCGGTGGGGACGAACCCCACCAGTACGAAACGCCCTCATACGAGGGCCCCGGCAGCAAGCTGCCGGACCTTGCAGTCTTGCTCCAACCAGTACCAGAGTTTGACTCTGTTAATGATGGGAGTAGATAACCTCATTCTTTTCAACACCTTACCTAGGTGCTTCGCATCAACGCCATAGTAGACCACCTGACGGCGGCTACTCTGGATGGTGACGAGTGAAAAGACTTGACTGAAACCACAAGAAACGAACTGGAGGGTGATCGACACCTCCAAGTTGCGCTCCGTCACGAACGAAAGCGTGGACATAATGTTCCTTAGTGGATGAGGTTTAGGCCGGAATTGCGCCCGTTTCGACAGCCAATTTCACGATGGCGAGAGCCACCGCTTCCTTGAACCGTGCGTACGCTTCGTCAGCGTTCGCATTCGAAAGGACAGCAGGCCGAAGGATCTCGAAGTTGCCAGTGATGGTGCCATCAAGAGCACCAGTGGTTGCGTTCACGACCGGGTAGACGAGCTTCCCCAAGACGCGATAGACGCCAGACGCCTGATTCGGCGGGATCTTGCGACCCAGCTTGAATTTCGGCGTACCCAGAATGGAAGTCGCACCGGCCTCGGACCACGTGACGTTGTCGGAATCAACCGACCACACGTCGAACGTGACGTTCGTACCGGCGTTGTTCTTCAGGGTGATTGCTGCGGGTGCAGACATGCGTTTTCTCCAGAAAATGCGCGTATGTGCGCGACAGTGAAACTAAGGGCGCCAACCTTTCGGAAGGCCACCTGACGCTCCACGGAGTAGGGCCAGCCCAGTGACGAGTTTTTGGAACGGAAGTTCTCCGTCCTTATTTCGCACAATGGGTGGAGACAATTGCGACACATCAAGTGTCGGGACAGCGCGTATGTAGTTACGGCGAGAGACCTCGAGCACACGCTCTCCACAGTAGTGAGTCTTCACACCATCGTTTCCAACGGTGTTAGGATACGCTCCAGTGTAAGAGCTAGCGTCTACGATGTCGTACATCGCTTTCTCAACAGTAACGCCAGAAAGAGCAGATACCGCTGTCAGATAGTCCCCGACTGAAATAAACCAGTCAAAAACAAAACTGTAAGGCAGTACCTCCCACGCATACAGAGCTGGGTTAGTCAAACCAATCTGTTGCGCGGTCGCAAGGCCGAGGGAGTCCAACCTCAACCATAACTTAACCCTAGCTGCGAGCTTCGTGGCGAACCACTCTTCTCGATTGTAGGGAGTGCCCCCAACTGAACCGTCGTTCACGACGCGGTGGAACCTTACGGTATCCTCCTCCTTCGCTAAGACGGTGAATTTATGGGCGCGACCTATTTCGATTTGCTGAGCGAAGAGCTCAGCAGCGCTCTTGACATCCATAAGTAACGGTGTCCAACCGTACTTGTACGCGAGCCAGTTTTTATGGACGGTACGGGGATTCAAGTCAAGAAGACGCGCAACTTGCCCATAGTTGCGCGCGCGCAGCGCCTGCATGGCCCCAAACACACGCTTAGCGGTGTCCAAGATCATGTCAGACGTCTTCCGAGCTTCTGCCAACATAACACCAACGTTGGTTTTAGCATCGGCGACCTTTCCCAAGGCCTTTATGACGGCTGCGTTCAGCAACGCAGTAATGCGGTCAGAGGCGCCAGACGAAGAATAACAAGAGTCGTGAAACCCTTTAATCGTCGACGCATAATACGCGTACTGCGGTGAAGCGACAACCGTTAGAAAACCGCTACCGTTGTCAATCG